CGCTTGGACGACCCGCGGCTAACACCTCCGGAAGGACCCTGCAAGACCGCAGGGGGGGTCACCTAGCCGATGCCACCGCCTTCTCCAAGCTGCTGCGCAGGTAATCACCGAAGCGGCGGTCGATCACCTTCTGCCCGATCTCTGCCATGGGGAACATCTTGCCGTAGCGCGCACGAGGCACGGCGATGAACAGCGGACGCAGTTTTCCGCGCGCTGTCCGTTGGTACACACCAGGAGGCCTCCCAGAGCCGTCTGGACGCCCCAGGAAGACGCTGTTCTTGCCCTTGCTGGCTATCTGGCTCTCGATGCGCTTCAGAGTGGCCATGGAGACGTTCCCAGCGGCCGTCAGGTTGATGGCTGCAGGTACCAGCACCGAGCCCTTCGGCATCGTCGCCTCAGCCTTGGCGAGATAGCGCCGCTCGACCGGCTTCTGACCACGGTCACCACCGCTGATCAGCGTGCGCAGATAACGGGCGCGGCGACGCTCGGCGTACACCTGCGCCTCGAGGTTGCGCTTGCTGGACCTGTTGACCAAGAACGCGCGCTGGGTGAAGGCCACCGGGTTCTTGAAGTACTGGCGGGTGGCGCCGTTCATCGCCTCCCGCATGTCGAACGCCGTGCGGTTCAGCGCTTGGCTGATCGCGAACGGAAGCTGCTTGGTCATGGTGTCGGTCCACCGGATGGCGGTGGGTAGCTCCGACTTGATGTCCAGGCGGATGGTGGCCATGCCCCAAGGGTAGGGCGTCAGACCCGGTGCCCAACCTGACCAACCTCAGCTCTTCCGCAAAAGGGGGTAAATAGCCCCCCTTACTCCTTATTAAATATACTCTATTACTAAGGTTAGGAGGTTAGGAGGTTAGTAGAGGGACTGCAGCACAGCGGATCTCAGCTCCCAACCATTTTGTGCGAGGTTGGGAGTTTGTACACCCAACGCCGCTTACCCCCTGAACAGTCCCGATACTTGTCGCAACCGAGATCCTTGAGAATGGATGCGACCTGCATTTGATCGCCCTTCGTTTGACGCTCGAGCGGCTTCTGAATTGCGTTGGTTAGCACCTCCTCCGTGGTGATCGGATCGATGCTGATGCGACGTGCGAGGTACTCCTGCACGGCCGAGTGCCATGGGTTTGAGACCAGGTAAGACTCGTTTTCAGACTCGACCTGTGCTTCCAGCTCATATGGCAGATGATTGGCCTCGCCATTGCGGTAAGCGGCTACGGCTGCCGACCAAATCGCATCACGCTCAAGCAGCAGGCCATCAACGGCGATGTGGGGTGTAGCAGCGACAGGGATGACCCAGAAGCGACGGTTGCCGGTGTCATCCACCAAGAAGCCGCTGTCGCGGTTGGTGGAGCCGACGATGATGCAGCGCCTAGGGAAGTCCTCCGTGGCCTTGCCATAGGGGACACGGAAGGTATCGGTCTGTTGCGACAGGAACGCCTTGACCTGGCCTGCGTGGCGCCGTCCCGTGAGATGGTCCAGCTCTGCCCACTCCATCAACCAACACCGATGGAGCACCATCAGGTCGTCCTTGCTGGATACATCGCGCAAAGCATCGGAGAAAAAGGCACCGCCGAGGTTGCGCCAGAAGGTGGACTTGCCGCAGCCTTGTGGTCCCATGAGCACGCAGGCCGAGTCGTGCTTGCTGCCGGGCTCATAGATGCGACGCACCGCTGCGATGAGCGTGGCGCGCAGCATGGCGTCATAGAGGGTGCCGGGTTGATCGGCTGGGCGGATGTAAGCAGTAGCTAGGTGATCAATGGAGACAGGTGGGACTTCTTCTGAGACTCGATCGAGGTATTCACGAACGGGGTCGAAGCGGTTGGCCTGGGCGACGTAGACGATTGCATCAGCAGCCAGCTCCTTGGAAACCTTGATTCCCATCTGCGCGAACTGAAGGTAGTAGTGCTCCAGGCTTTGAATGGGCTTGGCATCTAGCTCAATGTTCTGGGTGTAGATGTTGAAGCGCAGGCGATCGCCGAGCTGCTGGCGGATCAGGGTGAGCAGCTCATCGGTTTCGAGCTTGATGGCCTTGCCACCACCAGCAGCTTCGATTGCTGCTGCTTTGGGGTTGGCATCACCAAGGGCAGCCTTGAGGGCATTGACTGCCACTTGGCGTGGGGAGATGCCACCAGCGAGGTGGTAGAGGGTGCCGAGGCCAACGCCGCCGGAGTCTGACTTGAAGGTTGACCACTTGTGCTCGCACTCACCGGCCTTGAATTTGCCGGAGCCAGCAGACCACTGGATCCAGTCAGCGAGGAGCGCATCATTGCCGACGCTATGGAGTGCCATGCCGACCTTGATCCACTCGTCGTAGTCATCTGCAAGGCTGGATGGGATGTTGCTGAGGTAGGCGCGAGCTTGCTCAGCGTCTTCTGAGGGGTTGGGGATATGGATCAGCGGGGGGATGTCTGGGCCGCGCATCATCTGCTGCAACAGCACGGATGGCGCCTCTGCGATCGGCAGATCGCCGGGGGCGCGGCCATTCAGCCAGCGGTAGGAGCCAGTGATGGGGTGCTTGCCGAGCACAACGGATTGGCAGCCGGTCCAGCGCAGCTCGAGCTGCTCGCCCTTGATTGAGCTGCGGAGTTTGGTGGTCTTGATCTGATCCCAGAATCCCTGCGGCACCTGGTAAATGATCTGCAGGCGGCCATCGCGGCCGGAGGTGACTGCCCAGGATTTCGGCAGATCGCGCAGTGAGGTACCGAAGGACTCGAGCACCTCCGAGGCACCGAGGCCATCGTGATCAACGAACAGCAGACCACCGGAGGGTGGTCCGGCGAGAACGCCAACGGCTACGGCACGGCCGGCGTGCAGTTCAGCTTCGAGTTGGCGCTTGCTGAGGGGATTCTTCTGCCACTCGGGTTGATAGGGTCGTTTGTCGTTACCGACTGCGACAAGTGCCCAGGAATCGGGGATGTCTGCGAGTTGATCGATGATGGCGGCCACGTCGGCTCTGCGCGATAGCCGTCAGAGTGTGGCCTAAGGATGGGAGGTTGGGAAGCTATCCCAAGATTTCATTCGCGTCCCGGACTGAACGGGCCACACCAGCGATGCCACCAGCATTATGGACAGCACCTAGCCAGGCCTGCTGGGCAGGGGTGAGGCGGCCTGATGGCGTCTTGATCTCAAGGCTGGTGAACACAGCTACCCGTTGGCCGACCATCTCGGGAGTGATGACTACCGAGCGCCAGCCGATGAGATCAGCGGATCCGCGGGCGAGGCCGAACTGAACGGGGCGGCCAGTGCGTGGATCTGGGAGCTGACCGACCTGATTACGGAACAGACGGAGATCAGGGCGGGTGCCAAGTGCGAGGCGGATGCGCTGCTGGATGTCGGTCTCAGCGTTGGCCACGCGCCTGATGGATCCGGTATGCCCAGCCGGGACTGTAACCGCGCTCCTTGGCGAGAGCTAGGAGCTGCTCGAGGGTGCGTGCGGCACCCTGGGCGCGCCGTGCGATGCGCATCTCGGAGCGGCGGAGTTCCTGCAGCTCACCTGCTAGTTGGCGGATGACGCGCGACTTGATCGGTGCGCATTGTGCGCCGCAGCATGGGCAGATCGGCGCCGGCTTGAAGGCGGCGTAGCACTCCGGGCATGTGCGGACTGATGGCGCTTTGGCGGTTGCGGTACGTCGGATGCCATCGGCCAATGTCCAGTCGTGGGGATCATCCGGAAAGCCATGGCGGGAGACGTTGCCAACGTGATCGAGGATTGTGGCGGCCTGCTTGCCCGGCGCTGGGCGAAGGACACGGCCGACCTGCTGCAGGTAAAGGCTGAGCGACTTGGTGGGGCGGAGCAGAATGGCGCAGCTTGCAGCCGGCACATCGAAGCCCTCGGAGACCACATCAACGGTCACCAAGATCTGCACCAAGCCGGCACCAAAATCTGCAACGACCTGATCGCGGTCGGTAGTGGTGCCAAGGAGTAGTACCGCTCGGATGCCGGCGGCCAGAAACGCAGCGCAAACGGATTCGGCGTGGGCGACATTGCAGCAGAAGGCGATGGCCTGCTGGCCTGCTGCCAGGCGCTGGTAGTGGCTGATGGCATCGCCTGTGACGGATGGTCGATCCATGGCTGCAGCGGCCTGATCGTTGGCGTAGTCACCAGCTCGGGTGCGGATGGCGGACAGATCGGCCACCTGCGGCGGCGCGTAGATCCGCGCGGGTGTCAGAAACTTGCAATCGATCAGCTCGGCGACCGATGGACCGATGACGAGGTGATCGAAGGTGGCACCAAGGCCGCGGCCGTCCAATCTGCAAGGGGTCGCACTGACCCCCAAGCGATAGGCATCAGGCCAGTGCTCGAGGATCTTGCTCCACGAGCCTGCGGCGGCGTGATGGGCTTCATCGATGATGATCAGATCCGGCTGCCAGTCGATTCGAGGTAGGCGGCGGATCAGCGTCTGGACCGAGGCGACTTGGACAGGATGGCTGGACAGGTTGAAGCCAGCGGCGATGATGCCGTGCTCGACACCTGCCCATGTGAGCTTGGCTGATGCCTGATGGATCAGCTCACGGCGATGGACGAGGATCAGCACACGGCGGCCGCGGCCTGCTGATGCGTGGGTGATGGCGGCGAAGACGATGGTCTTGCCGCCGCCGGTTGGTAGGCATAGCAGCGGTGCGCGGTAGCCGTAGCGGTAAGCAGTGCGCAGATCATCGATGGCTCGCTGCTGGTAGGTGCGGAGCTGCATGAGGTTGCATCTAATGGCAACAGGCTATAGGGTGCCGCAAGTCGCCACAACCTATGGAGAACGCCGACTACCACGCACATCCTGCGATCTCAAAGTCGCATCTGGATCTCATCGCGCGCAGCCCAATGCACTACTGGGCGCGCTACCTCGACCCGAAGCGGGTTGCACCTGAGCCAACGGCGGCCATGCTGCTTGGCTCCGCGCTGCACACCCATGTGCTCGAGCTGGACAAGTGGGATTGCGACTATGCGGTTGCACCTGATGGCATCGATCGCCGCACCAAGGCCGGCAAGGAAGCATGGGCAGCGTTTGAGGCCGAGTCTGCTGATCGCACGGTGCTCAGCCGCAGTGATGCTGATTTGGTCATGCACATGGGGCGCTCGATCCTGACGCACCCTGCTGCAGCAGTGTTGCTGGGCATGGATGGTGAGGCTGAGACCACCCACATGTGGACTGATGCCACCACCGGCTTGCAGTGCAAGTGCCGACCGGACTGGATCAGTGCAGACGGCGGCATCTTGGTGGATCTCAAGACCACCGAGGACGCCAGTCCGCACGAGTTTCAGCGGAGCATCGCCAAGTGGCGGTATCACGTCCAAGCCGGCTGGTACATGGCAGGCATTGAGACTGCCTACGGCAAGCGGCCGTCAGGGTTCATCTTCATTGCAGTTGAGAAGAAGCCACCGTTCGCGGTTGGTGTTTATGCCGCTGATGAGGAGATGATCAACCGCGGCTATGAGATCGCGATGCGCGATCTGCAAAAGCTGGCCGAGTGCAAGGCCGCTAATCAATGGCCTGCGTATAGCCATCGCATTGAACCGATCAGCTTGCCGGCATGGATGACCGGGAAGGCTGATGCACCCACACCTGATCAGATTGAGGGATTTTGATGACCGAATCAACAGCACTCACCACCACCCAGCCAGCGGGCTCGGTGTTTAGCGGCATCCAAGCGTTCGAGGACGCCCAGCGGATCGCCAAGGCCTTGGCCAGCAGCACGCTGATCCCGCCGCAGTTTCAAGGGCAGCAGGGATTTGCCAACTGCTTGGTGGCACTCGAGATCGCCAACCGGATGGGCATCAGTCCGTTCTTGGCGATGCAGCACCTGCATGTGATCCACGGCCGCCCGAGCTGGTCGAGCAGCTTCATCATTGCGATGGTGAACGGCTGCGGCCGGTTTTCGCCGCTGCGGTTTGAGCTGAGCGGCAGCGGTGACAGCCTAGCCTGCTATGCGGTCGCCACCGACTTGGCAAGCGAGCAGGAGCTGAAGGGACCGACCATCACGATGGCGATGGCGAAGAAGGAAGGCTGGGCGACCAAGAGCGGCAGCAAGTGGCAGACCATGCCGGAGCTGATGATCCGCTATCGCGCCGCTGCATTCTGGGGGCGCCTGTATGCCAGCGACATGCTGCTGGGGATGCAGAGCCAGGAGGAGGTGCTGGACATCCAGCCGGTGAAGGTGACTGCAGCCGTGCAGGATCTGAACGCCACCATCGAGGAGCCTGCCCCTGCAGAGGAGCTTGAGTCCGATGAGCTGTTCTGAGTACCTAACGGCTCCGCAGCTCGCCCAGCGGTGGGGGCTTCACCCTGACACGCTGATGCGCTGGCGTAAGGCCGGCAAGGGTCCGGCGTACTTCCGCACACCGGGCTTCGTGCTCTACCCCTTGGCCGTGGTGGAGCAATACGAACAGGCCAACACCATCATTCCCGAAGGATCATGACCTTTTCCGTAAACGGCGCTCTGTTTAAGCAGTCAGAAGTTGACTGGCAGAAGCGCATGGGCGACAAGTTCCAAGCCGGCAAGAACTACCCCGAGTTCGATGGCGTGCTGAACGTGCCCGCTGACCAGGCGTATGCGCTGGCGCAGTATCTGATGAACGCTGATCCGCAAGGCGAGCGCAATGAGATCCCGGTGCGCCTGAGCGGCTGGGCGAAGACCGCCAACAGCGGTGTGAAGTATCTCAGCGTGGTGGCTAAACCTGACTGGAAGACGCAACAGGCGATCGAGGCCAAGGGTGCAGCACAGACGCTGGCTGATGCCACCAATGGTGCGGTGGTGGATGTGAGCGGCGACCTGTTCTAGGAACCCATCAGCTCGCACTCGAGCCGGGCGATCTCGTTGACGGCCTGCTGCAGCAGTTGTTGCTGATAGCAGGCCTGCTTGAGGAGCGCCGCGGCCATGACACCCGCATCCGGGCTTGAGAGCAGGGTGCGGGCTTGTTTTTCGATCTCGAATTGTTGCTCTGGCGATAGCTGGACCGCCATCCACTCACCGAAGTTCACTGTGCCATAGTGGTGGGGTACATGTCCACGATAGCAATGCAGTGCCAGAGGTGTTCCAGTAGCGCGATCAGGGCAGTAGCTACGAACAACCGCGACCCGAAGGTGACAGTGCGCAAGCGGCAATGTACTGACTGCGGCCATGCGTGGTTCACTGCTGAGCTGTCGGTGAGCCCAGTGGCAGTTGGATGGAGCAGGCGCGCCAAGGGGCAGAGCAAGCCAGAGCTGCGAATCCCGGTGGAGATCGCGGTCGGCACTGAGGCAGTGTGAAGAACTGTCACACGTCCCTAGCCGTGTGCCCTGTATGTGGGGCATAATTACGTCATCGGCAACCCACCAAGCCAATGACCAACACCCTCCCTACCGGCGTCGAGTACTCCTCCAGCACCCGCGCCTACTGGGTGCGCCTCGACTACGCTCTCAGCCGCCGCGGCCGCACTTGGATCCTCGAAAACCAGGACACCCTCGAGGAGCGCCGTTTCTCCTCCGAAGCCGCTGGCATCGCTGCCCTCGCCGCCCTCGTCTGAGCCCTTCGGGGCTCCCATTCACCTTTGCAATGCCCACCCGCTTTCGCACTATCAAGCTGATCGCTTATGCCGTCCGCAAGCAGGGCGGCAGCATCAGTTGCCAAGACTGCGCCTACACCCTGCAGCTACCGGATCAGGAGCCGCAGGGACCATTCAACCGACACGAACTCATCCGCTGGGCAAACCAGTACCTCCCATGATTGATCGCATCAACAACGCCATCTGCCTGCTGATCGTCGCGGCCGTGTTCGCAATGATCGGCATCGAGGCCGGCAACCAAGCCGGTGCCACACACTCCGGCACGCAGCAGCGGGTGGAGGTGCGCCGGTGAAGATGCGCCGCTTCTACTTCACGATCAAGTCCGCCAACGTGATCGAGTGCATCTGGGCGCACAGCCTGACGGATGCCAAGTCCAAGGCTGCCATCACATGGATGCCGTGGTGGAACGAGATCGAATGGCTCAACCCTCAATCCGTCACCGACCCGCAGCTCTATGTCTAGTTCGCCGATCGCCTTCCAATGGCGCAACGATGAAGAAGATCAAAGCCGGCACGGTGAAGGCATCAGCCGGCCAGTGCATGGCAGCCGCACTCGTGAGTTCCGTGTGATCGTCTACAAGCCCGGCGGTCAGCCGATGACATGGATCACCAAGGCGGAGAGCAGCCGCCATGCGCAACGCTATGCCGAAGCCCGCTGGCCGGGCGCTGTGGTCGAGGTGGCGTGATGACTCAAAAGCATGATGTGTATTCGGTTCTTGCAGCCGTATCCCGTGGTGACTTTTCAAACATCAACAGTGACTCATTAGCCGATTTGAGCCTTAAAGCTCTCAACCGTACAGGCCATCAACTCCGACGTACTCGAATGGATGCATCAAAACGTGCCGAGCTTTTGGCAATCATCGAGCAAGAAGCCGAGCGCCGAGAGATCGACAAAGCACACGCGGCTGAGATGGGGCGAAACAAATGAACGACATCCGCGAACGCATCGCCCAACTGCTGAGCGATAGCAGTGCCTTCAGCGCAGGCCAAGACCATGAACGCCGCCGGATTGCTGCGTTGCTCGACATGCGCGTGCAGCAGCTCCGCGGCACGATGGGCATCCGCAACCGGGGCGAGATCTGCTCCGAGCTGCTTCGTATCCGCCAACAGCTCAACCCATGAAGCCTCACCAGCTTGACCAGCAGCGCGCCGACATGATGGAGGCGCTTTACAAACGCAGCGGTCGCACCTGCGGGACCATCACTGGTCTGTGGGAGGAGTTTGCACTCGATTTGGCCGCCAACTTCCGCGACATCAGCTACCCCGAGCTGTTTGCCCGTGTGGTGCGCGCGATGGATGAAACCGAATCGGTGATGACCGAGAAACAGGCGCAGCAGGCCATCGAGGTGTGCCGGCAGGTGCTGCTGGGGGATAAGTGGCGCTGAGTCGCAACCGCACCCTGAACATCCGGGTGACGGATGAGGAAGTAGCAATGGCGCGGCAGATCGGCAACGGCAACGCCAGCCACGGCTATCGGCTCGCTATTCGTTGGATGGCCGATCGCTCGATTAGTGGCATCCCGCTCAGCACCATGCTGCGCGCTGCTGCTGAGATGGCGGCCGACCTTGAACGCACACCAAAGAGAGGAGCACCACGCCATGGCTGATCTGGTCAACCATCCAGCGCACTACACCGCCGGCACCGTTGAGGCGATCGACTTCATCGAGGCAGTGATCACCGATGCGCCGCACATGGTCTTGGCATACCTGCAAGGCCAAGCGCTTAAGTACATGATCCGCATGTGGCTGAAGGGCAATGCCCTCGAGGATGCCCGCAAGGCGGAGTGGTATCTGAATCGACTCATTGCCAAGATGGAGACATGCTCGAACACCTCCAGCTGAACTGGATCGAAACCATTGCGCTGCGCATCCTGTGCAAGAGCGAGCGCATTGGGCTGCTTGTGATCAAGCGGCATAGTTCACGGATGGTCTTCGTGGTGCGGGATCAGACCGATCCGATCGACATTACCGAGGCGAATGAGCCGATCACCATGCAGCTTGAGCGGTTGTATCACCAACCGAGTTTTGGTGAGGATGAATGATCAGATTGCACGGCGGCCGACTGCTGCTGGTCTGCGACCGTGCTGATCGAACCTGGCACGCTCGGGTGATCCTTGGACCGAAGCCCGAGCATCAGGTGGAGATTGATACCAAGAGCAGCGACCTGCGTGATGCGCTGATCTGCGCCCATGAGATCTTCGATGCTGCGGTGGAGAGCATCAGGCCGGAGACGGCGGAGAAGATGTGTTGGGACTGCATCCAGTGGGAGATGAGCACACAGCGGTGTGATCTGCTGATCCCTGAGAGCAAGCGAAGCGGCGGGCGATTTGCTGCAGTGTGTGAACTGTTCGATCGTGCAGGCTGATGCCACGCGAATGGAACACCCCAGTGCGGGAGCCATTCAACGCTGTGATCCATCAGTGCCTGCAGGCTATTGATGCCCACACCCGGCTGTACTTCGTTAGCAGTGATGCATGGCACCTGCAGCAGGCGCAGGTGTTGCGTGAGTATGTGGCAAGACTGAAGACATGGATCCACCAGCAGGAGGCGGAGCGATGTTCGGACCTGAAGTAATCAGCCGCGAAGATCGAGACGGCGGCTACATCGAGACGCTGCTGCCAGCGGAGAAGGGCGAGGTGTACTACCGGAGCTGCGTTGGTGGTGTGTGCCGGTACAGCTCGGACTGGTTTCAGGCGGAGATCTACCTCAATCAGATGCTGCAGCCTGGTTAAGCCACTCGGCGATCGCCCATTCGCGGAGCGCAGTCCAGAACGGTTGGGCGCGATACCAGTCCGCCCATGGCTTGTGGCCTTTTTGGCTGTTGCACATGAAGCAGCAGGAGACCAGGTTGCTGCGCACGGTAAGGCCACCGTGGACCTTAGGGATGACGTGATCGAGGGTGGGACTGCGGCCGAGCGAATCGCCGCAGTAGGCGCAGCAGTGGTTCCATGCGAGATGGATCTGATCACGGGCGCTGCGCCGGGTGACCAGCTTGGTCTCATCAATGTGGTGCCGATCCACTGAGATCCACTGGCAGGGGGACAGCGTGAACCTCTAGGTCGAGGATGTCGTCATCGCTTGGGAGGAACTCAGCGATGTGGGAGTAAATATCAGCCGGCAGCTCCTCGGGATCGGTTTCGGAGCGCACCACCAGTTTGGCGGTGATCTCAACGATGAACGCCCGCATGGGCAGTAGCCCCGGCTGGTTAAACGGTAGCGGGTGCGACCGGAACAGCCTGTGTGACAGTTCGTTAACGTGCCCTGCATCCGGGGCACTGTGCCCCACGGGCGGGGTAGTATTTCCATATCGACAGGCACCCCGCCATGTTCTTCCTTCAGATCAACGGCATCGCTCAAACCGGCATGATGACCCGCAAGGCCGCCATCGCTGCAGCCGAGCGTGGCCACGCCGAGCGCCCTGATGCCATCGTGATGCTCATGAAGCTCAACCGCACCACCATGCGCGACGTTGAGGTGGCTCGCCTCTACTGATGCGAGTCCTAGTCGCTTGCGAATACAGCGGCCGTGTGCGCGATGCATTTCGCCGGCATGGCCATGACGCATGGAGCTGCGATCTGCTTGAGTGCGAGGCCGATCCCCGTTGGCATCTGCAGCAGCCAGTCGAGGAAATCCTTGCCGATGGGTGGGATCTGATGGTTGCGCATCCACCGTGTACCTACCTAGCCATCAGTGGCATGTGGGCTACCTACTCCGGCAAGCGTGATCCTGCATTGACCGAACAGGCCATGGATTTCGTGCGTCTGCTGATGGCAGCACCGATTCCGCGATGGTGCATCGAGAATCCGGTCAGCATGATCAGCACTGCAATTCGCAAGCCGAATCAGATCATCCAACCATGGGAGTACGGCCATGGCGAGGTAAAGACCACCTGCCTATGGCTGCATAATCTGCCGAAGCTCAGGCCAACCAGCTACGCCGATGGCCGTGAGCAGCGGATCCTCAATCTGCCACCCAGTCCTGACCGATGGAAGGAACGCAGCCGCACCTATCAAGGAATCGCCAACGCGATGGGTGATCAGTGGGGCGCGCGTGAATTGCCACCAGTCTCGAGCCAACTAACCTTCCTCCCATGACCTACCTTCTCCGCATCGGTCCATGGCACATCGGACCGTTCAGCACCCACATCTCGGCCACCACCTTCGCGGAGCAGCACGGCTGTGATGACTACACCCTGATCCCGATGGATGATCCTGCCGAGGCACCTGGCAAGATCTACCGGCAGCGGATGGCGCCGCTGAAGCACCCGATGGCGCGCTAGCCCTTGCTGGCGGTGACGCCCAGATCAGCGTTGTAGCGGCCAGTGATGGCATAGCTCCGCTCAACGCAGCCGCTGATCAGCATGAACTTCATCTGGCCGATCTTCAAGCCAGGCCAGATCGGCAGCGCATGAAGCCGGCGGTTGTTCTTCAGCTCCATGGTGAGCCTCGAGCCGAACCATCCCGGATCTGCGTACCCACTTTCGGCGTGGTCCCATCCTTCGCGCGCGCGGCTCGACTTCAGCACGAACTGGGCGGCCAAATGATCGGGCAGGTTGAAGATCTCCCGCGTCTCCGCAAGGAACCATTCACCAGGCTGGATCAGGTATGGCGCCTCCTCGGTGAAGCCATGCAGATCCACCAACTGAAGCTGCTGGCTATCGGGCACTTCGCACAGGATCCGGCTGCCGAGCGTTACGTCCAGACTGGCTGGGTTCAGCAGCTCAGGATTGAACGGGCTCACCATCGCGTGCTGCTGGCACAGGCGACGGATCTCGTGATCAGGCAGAAGCATCAGGCGTAGTCCCAGCGGCGGCGCTGCCCATCAGCGCGGCGGCCAAGATGGACGAAGGCCGGTGCAGCGTAGCCGACGCTATGCGGCCAGTTGTCATCGCACCACTTCTCAACAGCTTTCATATCGGCGCCATCGATCACGAAGTCCACTGCACCAACACCAGGCGCGGAGTAGAGGTGCTCGCTATTGCTGGCACCACCGACTGAGGCATTGATTGCCGATGGCCTGTAGCCCGAGGTGATGATGATGCCCTTGCCGCCGAAGCGCTGCCGCACCCGCTCGAGGAAGGCCGCCAGCTCCGCTGCGGTGTCCACCTGATACTGATGGCGAAAGCGCCGTGGCTCCTGGTCAAGCGCGAACTCACCCAACCGGATGTGCGGCGTGATGCGCGCGCTGAAGGATGAGTCTGGCGTCAGCCTAGCCGGTTCCTGCTGCACCTTCGGGCGATGGTCGCCCCATAGCTCACCTTCGGCCTTGCGGCGCCGCAGCAAGCCAGCCTCGACGTTGCTGCCGGGGTTGCGGTATAGCTCCATCGCCTTCGGCACCTTGTCCCATGCCTGCTCGCGCAGCACCTTGCTGATGGTCTCGAAGCCAGGTGTGCCGTAGAAGTCAGCACCGAGGTTGTAGGCGAAGCTGACCAGCGCTGATCGTTGGTTGTCATCCATCACCTTCCAGTGCGGAATGGTGCTAGCCAGCTTTTCTGCGATGCGATCCACCTCAAGGCGCAGCATCATGTCGGCCTCGATGATGTTGATCTTGTCGCCGCGCTTCACCGGCACGCCGCCGCTATAGCGGGTGGTGCCATAGCCGATCGTCCACGGCTCGCCACCGCTGAGCGGATCAGGGTAGGCGGAGAGGTGGACGCCCTCAAACTGTTTGATCAGGTTAATGCCAGCCGATAGATCGATCTGTTTGCCATCTTGCGACCATGCCTCAAACCACGGCCGATCACGCCGCATGGCCTGCTGGTAGCCATTAGCAGCAAGATCCTGCTCGAGCAGGCTAATTGCTGCTGCCTGATGGGGAAGTGCCTTGTAGTACCTGAACAGAGCCTGCAGCGTGATCGGTGCCGTGTTGGCCATATCAGCGGCGCTTCGGGAACATGATCTTCAGCGCCTGCAGCAGGAGCTGGATCCAGCTATTGGATTTGAGCGGGGAGACGGCAATGATCTCGGAGCCAGCCGCCACAATGATGGCGATCACAGCGATGGTTTCAGCGCTCATCTGGTTGGTGATGCTGTGCTCAGGCTACCGCCGCATCTCAAGGGCGCGCACCCTACGGTCGAGATCATTCAGTTCGGCGCGGGCGTCAGTCTTCAGTTCTTCCAAATTCTTTGCGATTTGCGTGATCGTTGCCTCGATCCTTGCGGACTGAATCTGCATCGAGATCAGCAGACCGCCGATGGCCACCATGCCAGTGGCGATAGCAGCCGGCAGGGCGCGTGAGAACACGTCTCCCACGCTGTCATGTTGATCGCTCACCGGCACCACCAGGCTCGAATCCATGGTAGCGATCGAACGGATCTGGCCTGCCATTGATGATTGCCACCGCGCGGCGGTAGTAGTGGTTATCGGTCTTGCCGACACGCTCGAGATGGTCACGGATCTTGCGCCAATTTGCGAGGGTGTCGGGATCCATTAGCTGCCTTGGCCTCTTAGTGGTTTGCGGCCGCGGCGCCGTGGGCGGCTGTGCTGGCCGAACCCTTGGCGTGTGGTCTTCGGTGGTCCCGGTTGATGCTCAATGCGAGCGGTGCCGGTTTTACTCTTGACCGCCATGATTACGCCCAGGTGCCATTTGAACTATTGGAGCCAGATGTGCCAATGGCATTGAAGGTAATGTAACTGCCAATCGCTGTGGTGTAGGCACCACCAGGAGCAGCACTCAGTTGATATTGCGGGATGAACGTACCACCAGCATTAACGGAAACGGTGCCGCTGATTCGTACGGTGATTGCACGAGCAGCATCAGTGATCGCAGCAGTGATGACAGTGGCAGTGCCAGCAGCGATGTAGTTGTGCGTGGTGAGTGCTGCCGTTTGTCCGGTAAAGGCTGATGCGTTAGCACTCTGCGCGAGATAGCCGATGTTATTTAGCGTTGCGGTGCCGCCAAACAGCAAGGAGACGGTGTGTGATGTTGTGCCTGCTGATTTGGAGATGGCAAAAACGCCTTCGATCTCATACACCGTGCTAGCAGCAAGGGTGACACCAACGCCAAAGATGGATTGGGCAGTGGTGACGTTGGCACCAGCTACTGCCGAATCAAGCCGGTAATAGAACAACGGTTTGATCAGGTTTGCAACGGTGATCTTCTTGTTTTGGTTTTCTGCCAGAGCCTCGGAGACATCAATAATCGGCAGCACATCATCACTGGCTGGAGCCGTGAGTGCTGTCAGGGCAGATGTTTTGCGTGATGCCATGATCAGTTAGCCTCCAGGGCTGCAAGGCGGGTTTCAAGATCAGCAATCTTGCCCAGAGCTTCTTGGAGAGCAGCGGTCAGCAGCGGCACCAGTTTGGACTGATCAATACCTTGGTAGGCAGGCTTGCCGTCTTCGTCCACCTCATCCTTGACGCCAGTGACACACTCGGGAACAACCTCCTGTGCTTCATGGGCGATGAAACCATCAACCTGCGTATCGGGATCAGCGATGAAGTTGAAACGGCTTGGCTTGAGTTGCAGGATGCGATCAACTGCACCAGTGAGCGGAACGATGTTTTCTTTCAGGCGGTAGTCGGAGGAAGTGTTGTAAGCAGTGGCCGATGCGTTGGTTGAAATAGAACCGACAACACCATTTGGGTTGCCAAAACTAATATGAAATCTAGTCGAAGTTGCGCCTGAATAAGTTTCAAGCGCGACACTTCCTGTATTGGTAGTTGCGGTGCATGTACCAGTTAAAAACGCTGCTGTTGTATTTACACCGCCAGCGCTAATGGTTGACCCATAGCCAATTCTTTGGGCGCTATTTATTCGCAGTGCTTCAGTATTAGTACCAGATGTATCTGCTGTAAAAAATGATAATCTTCCGGGAACAATGTTGGCGCTTACCGCTGCATCTGCAGTATTTCTGATTATAGCCGATGTCGTAACAGCAGATGAACTAGAAGCAGCACTGAAAATAACTGAGCCTAAGGAATCGCCGTTGGAAACAGCGGCCAGAGTACCAACTGTTGCAGAGGCTGATTTAACTATATAAATTCCAGCAGACGCAGTGCCAGATGTTGAATAGCGGAAAAAACCAGCTTGCGCTCCGGTGCCATTAACTTGCAGAGGTGTACTAAGAATATCGGCATTATGACCAACTAGCAAAAAACCATTGGCATCAACCGTTGCCCGCTGTGTGCCGCCGGTGCTTATGGAAACCTGATCGGCACCAGGACTATAGATGCCGGTGTTGGTGTCGCCGTTAAATCGGATCGCTGGCGTAGCGGCAGAACCTAGATCAATCGAACCATCGGCGTAACCAATAGTGACCCAACTTGCATTTGAGCCGTCGCGCCGCTTGATCGTGGCTGGACTGGTCGAAGTATCGAACCATGGTTCATACGCATAAGTAGTCGTTGGCGCCGTTGCGTTGCTATTCCCCGTAACGATCGCAGCCAGCGCATCATTGAGATCAGCACGGACGGCAGCGCCGGAGCCGTTAGCGATCACATAGTCGTGGGTTGCCATGCTTCAGTCCGCTAGGGACAGTATTTGTCCCACTTTAGACCGCCCTGCCATAGCCAACAGCAGACCACTGGAAATTACGGTTCACGGCAGCTCCAGCGGAGTTGCGGAAAGTCACGTCGAAACCAGTGCTGGCTACGTTGGTCACCACGAAGTAATCGCCAGTGGCGAGGTTCTGCGCCGTGATGCCGATGCTAGGCAGATAGGTGTTCGCACCACCAAGGCTGGCTGTTCCAACAAAGAACGCCTTGTCGAACACCACCGACTTTGTGCCAGCGCCACTGGCTACTGTGCCGACGCTGCTTTCCTGGCGCCGTTGGAAGGTGGCCTCATAGCCAAGCTGGTCAATCAGGATGTTCTGGTCAATGGCTTCGCTTTCTAGTTCTGCTTTGAACTGGAAGCCGCGCCCACTGAAGGTGCCATTAACAAATTCCTTCCAGTCACTCCACGTCGGTGTTGTGCTGTCTTCGGTGTAGAGGAAACTGTCGCCATCATCAGTTTCAAGCGCCATAAAATCGCCATCCTCCATCAGGAGAAATTGTTCGGCGGGGCTGCTGGTGGTCGTTCGCACGTACAAAGCAGCATTGACTTTGGCAGTTGCTGCACCATCAAAGTCATCCCATGTGTCAATCTCAGCCAAACGAGCATCAATCAGATCACTGGTGTAAAGACCACGAGTGATGAAATAACGGGAAAGATCAAGGCTAAATGCAGAGCCAAGATCCAAAGGATTGGCAAAGGTATAGGTGCCCATGGCGAGCACATCACCCGTGATGTCAAAGTTGACGATGGCATCAACATCAGTTTCGGAATCAAACGAAGCTGAGCCATCAATCATCAGCGCGTCATATTCATCGCTGTAAAACACATCGGTCTTGATGCCTTGGAACGGCGGAGTATCTGCATCCTCGCGGCGAGATTGGATCAGCAGCGGACCAAGCGTGTTCGGAAGATCAATGACAACGCTTTTGGCATTAAGGCACTCACGCCCGCCATCATCCACAAACTTGACAAGGATTTCGCCTTCGATCAGTGGAACGATTGCTTCGGTCTGATTGCCTGCCTTGGCCTTGATTAGATCAACTGAGTTTGCCCAAGTGCCTGTTCCATCTGTTTTGTTGCTATGGCGGATGCGAACCTTGCCACCAACACGCACATCCAGATCCGTCGATTGCTTCCAACGCAGACGGCCAGAATTGGCATTGATAGCCTCAAAGCTCAAACTTTGAACATCTGCCGGTCGTGCTGTCTTGCCAATCAGCGTAAACTGAGCGGTGGCAACAATGCTGCTTTTACCGAGGTTGTTCAGCGCACGAATCTGAACATAGAGCACGCCATCCTTCAGCCGTTCAATGCGGAGTGATGGTGCTGTTGGGTTTTCGGTAATCCAGTTGCCACTGTTCAGACGGTATTGAACACGGAAGCTGGAGACGTTAGTGACCGGACTTGTCCAGGACAAATCAAAACCAGTAAAAACGTTTTGACCGGACTGATATAGAAACTCACTGCCTTTAATGTTTCTAACTGGTGAAGGTGTTGCCGTCAGATTGGTGATGTCACGCCGTTTGATCTTTGTGTTGGCATCGACGGCGGAGTAGATGCTGCTGTTGTACGAAACTGCCGTAACGCCATAAATGCCATCTTCGGCTTCAGCAACATTCAAGACACGGAACTGCTGAGATTGAATGTCACTGGTTTGAATCAACCACACCGATTGAGCATTGGGTGCTTGGCTGAACGCAGAACTTACCGTGACATTTCGCCCACTGATGTTGGAGATGGTTTTGGTTTCCACCAAGCCATTCGGCAGGATCACCGAGATGCGTGGTGAAAGACCCAGGTTGACCGATAGGTTGCTGCTTGAATCAACCGTGATCACAGTGGTTGTGGCTGAACTAATGCGGCCAGTGCGGCGCGTGCCAGAACGGGTCGGATCGGCAACGTCAATCACCATCCCAGGGCGCAGGATGACGCCACTGTCAATCGAAATCGAGAAGCTAACGGTCTCCGTCAGATTTTGTTCACTCAGCAATGCCCAGCGCCCAGCTCGTTGCGCTTGACCTTGGCTGTAGCAACCCAGGGCTTTAATGTCCTTGTTGATGACGCCGTATTTATCAACAGCATCAGGTAGTTCAACATATTCATATTCGACTTCGCCCAATGACTCGTAAGTCTGGTATGCAACTGTTGCCGTGGTATGACGTGACTTCTGACTGGTACCGGAGTACGTGAACAATCCATCAACCACGTTGGCTGGACCGATCAAGTATTGGCTATCGACTGGCTTGTCTTGAGTAATAACCAAACTGCCAGCACCGTAATAAGCAATGCCACGAAACAGGCTGACCATTTCTTGGATGACGTTGTAAACCTCATCGCGTGAATTGAGCAGAAGGTTGCAGGAAAAACGTGGTTCAGCTCCTCCTCCACCATCACTGACCAGTTCGTTGCAGTATTGGCTGATTGCATAAAAGTCGTATTTGTCCAGGCTGCTAGATGGGATGCCTGCGCCGTAGCGGGTTGAAGTCAACAGATCCCATAGACACCAAGCAGGATCAGCGCACCAAGTAGCAGCGCCAAAGGTTCCATCCCACACACCTGAGTAGGTAACACGCCCTGGGTAAGTGGTCGTATTGACGGTGGCGTTTGATGGGAGGCGGACCTTGAGGCCACGAATCAGATATTTACGGCTGGGAACACTGTTGAAATCACGGGCATCAAAACGCAGACCAACAAGTGCGGAGTTGGGATAGCGGAATTTTTCGTTCAGGATTTCGGTATAGCTTGACCAGAATGTTCGGTTCTGATTTTTCGATCCAGTTTCATCAACGCTTAATCGCGTGACGCGAATATCAACAGGGAAGGCACCGTTCAGTTTGATTTCGTAATCCCGCTGATACAGGCCAGAAGTTTTACCTTCGATTTTGGTGTAGGCAATCACATCGGTATAACCACCGCCGTTGTATTGAACGCTGAATTTAAGATCGACGCTATTGCCTACGATGTCGCCATCATCCTCAACGATCAACAGGGAAGGGATGTTGATGGTTACACGAACAACATCAACATCTGTGTCTGTAATTGTCCGAGTGACTGGATCGTTATAAAGGAGTTCAACATTGACAGCGGTTTCAGTTTGCGTCCCACCGCCCGGTGCAATAATTGCCGCCTGTGATTGTGTACCGTAACGCGAAGTGACTGTGTAATTCTTGAAATTAGGTTTCCCAGATTCATCCTCGATCGGGGTGCCATCGAGGTAAATACTTTGCGATCCGTTTTCAAGTCCTTGAATTTCACCTTCGCACAGCAGATCTAGGACACTGGCGTATTGAACTGACTGCAGCGAATCATCTTGTTCTGTTGGCGTGCGTGACTGACCACCACTGCCGCCACCACCACCTTTGCCGCCACCGCCACCGCCGCCGCCGCCTGCGCCTTGGAGAAAATGTTGTTCCATTAGTTTTTATCAAACATGGCAGATATTGCCGCTTCGACTACGGCAAAGTTAGATGTGCTGGTATTGCCAGTCCAAACAACATCCAAGCCGCTGGAAATTACAGCAGAGCCAACAAAGCACCGTCCGTAGCAAATCGGAACAGGCAAACCTTGTTGTGCAGTATTGACGATGCCACTGAAGGTGAATGATTCCAGCCTTGCAGCTTCTTTGCCACGCTCCAGCGATGACATTGTTGGCGTGGGTGAAATGGCTTGAGCAATGCCTCCAAGAACAAGAGTTGCGCCTATACCAACAACAGCAGTGCCAACTGTGCCAATTCCCATAAAACCGCCCAATGCAACACCAGCAGATGCAATGCCTCCAGTCACAATCGCCAACGCAATTAAGCCGATGCCAAGACCGATTTGACCAGCCGGACCACCAGCGCCGCTAACTACAGGCGCGATGCTGAATACATCCCGTGATGACCACGGATAGGCAAGTTCGTGAGCGTTGGAATCTTGGATCTTTTCCTTACCCACCATCACGCGAAAACCGACGCCATCGCGCTCACTATCCAGCAACCACTGCTCCAGTCCTGGGAAATTGACGATCAGCGCCTTCAATGCCTCGATGGGCGTCGCCACGTCAAATTCAAAACGGCACTGCCCCAGCCGTTCACGCAGGGCGCCGTAGACCTTAACGACTTTCATGCCGTAGGACCAAGGCGGTGTTCTTCCAATAGTAACCGCCGTACACGTCTCGGCTAGAAAGTCGTCCCTGTGCGTGGTGCAGGATCAGTTGATCACCCAAGTAGATCGCCGCATGGTTTGGCAGCGGTGAGCTGAGCTGCATCAAGATGGCATCACCCCATTGGAGATCACCATGGGGAACTGCGCGGAAGCCTTCCTTGGCAAAGTTGTCTAGGTATAAATTCTCACCGCGTAACCAAAAGCGGTCACGGCGCTGGTAGTCGCGCAAATCCAAGCTCATCTCGCGCTTGTACCAGTCACGGCACAGGCTGTAGCAATCCACCAGACCAAATACAAATTCACGCCCCACATAGGGAAGCTCGAACCCCTTTGGCTCGCAGTAGCCCCACTGTTCGGTCTGTGGATTGACGATGTGCCAGGGCAACCCTGATTTTTCGCAAGCCACCTGATCCGCCTGTGATGGCGCATGATTAGTAATTGGATGGCTGTGGATCACCGCCACAATTTCGCCCTTATCCTCGATTTCTGCGTACTGCTCAGGATCAAGAACGAAGTGCTCACTGGGCGTTTCAGCCAGATTGCGGCAGGCAAAATAACGCTTCCGCCCTTTGACCACTGCAACCAATCCACAAGATTCTTTCGGGAACTCATCCCGTGCGTGTTGCAAGGCTTCTTCTTTAATCCCGTCAGGCAGTTTCATTTTGTTAAGCCAACGCCAGGGAATGAGCCAAATGGCAATTCTGCTGTAGCGCCAAAACGCAACTTGCAGGATTCAACCCGTTTGCCGCAAACATCACTCGCCAAAGTCGTAACTCTGTCGTCATTGGCATCCCAATAGTTGCTGCCGGTATAGCCGCACTCTGCACTGCGGTAGTTCCACTGGCAAACGTTGGCGATCAGTTGACGCTTGGGCAGCATCATGCCTGCCATATCAAACTTGCTCGCCAGCTCAAATGAAACCGCATCGCGGCTCTCAGATGCCTTGCGATCAACGTACCAGATCTCATCTGGGAATTTTGCGTGTGGATCTGCAGTAGCTTCACCATCCAAAAACTTTTTCAAGGTTCGGATTCGTTTGACCGTGGCGCCACCAAGATCATTGCCAGGTGTGGTGGCATTGACCAAGATCAACAGCGTGCTGATGGTGCTATCTAAGTTGGCGACAGTCAGAGTAGGGCGCGGCAGTGTACCTGTATTGGTGTAATCAAAACCATCTGCCTTGATTGGAAGTCGGATGTAAGTATTGCTATTCCAGACAATGTTGCCGGTCACGTTGGCATTGCAACCATTGTGCCAGCGGTAAGTATCGCTGCTGCCATGCAAGGTGGTATTAAGTGTCAGCTCAAATAATTCGATGATGGCACTTGGCGCCAGTATTGAAAGATCTTCGTAGACACTGCTGATCGCCTTCCAAGTGACTGTTCCATCGATAACCGTGCTGCCAATATCGGTCGGCCATGCAGGCTGCGTGCTGCCGCTTGTACCAGCATCAATACACTGAAAAACAAGACCACTAGCCTGCAGCGTGGTAGCTCGCCGTACTGCACCAACGGAATAAGCAGTTGTTGCCGCCCAGGAGGTATAAGCCATTAGGGTTCAAATACCTCCCGAAATGTGGCTGTAATGTTATTGAAATTACAACTTACCTGACTGGTTTGCCATTCGCTGCATATCCATTTGCCGGCATAACTATTTGGGTCAGTCCAATCAAATGATTCAGTGGCACCTCGCGCTCGCAAGAACGCAAGGATGTTGTTGCGTTCAGTATCACTTCGATTGCTGAAATTTAGTTGCCATGATTTTGGTTGAGTATTTAATCCATAAGCAAGTCGTTGTTCATAGCCATCGCCAAACCTGACCGTGCGCACGGTGGGTGACTCACTTAAATCAGCGCTGTAGCTGGGTGTGTAGGTGAATGTGGCCATTATGCAAGCAAGCCTCCGGGGCGTTTTTGTTTAATCAGTTCCTGCTGCACTGCAATGCCGATCGCCTTGCCAAGGGCATTAGCCTGCGTGCTATCGCCTTGCACGTTAGATCCAGCAGCATCGACGTTCACTGAGACATTCATGCTGCTGCCGCCAGCAACGCCGAGTTTGCCATCTTTGCCGCGCTTCAAGGGCATGATCGCCTCAGGTCCGGCCTCGCCCATCAGGCCGGTGCCATTGGCGAACGGGAATAGGGTCGGGCGATCAACGATGCCACCACGCGCAAACGGCTGGATGCCGTTCTGGGCGAAGACGTTGCCCATCGCGCTGGGTTTGATGTTGAAAATATCCATAAGACCAGCAGTTAAAGGTCTGATAATCGCTTGCCTAATAGCAATTCGAGTGATGTCAGCGATGATGCTGTTGGCAAGATCGGCGAAGTTGGCCTTGCCGGTGGTGACGAAGCTGGTCAGTTGATCCTCAAGGCCTTGGAATGCGCCTTGCACGGCACCCGCAACTTGACCACCAAAGTTCTTAAGTGAATCAAAATACTGCTTCAGGCTTTCCTCGAAAGTATCCTTAAAGCTATCTTTCACCTGCTTGCTAGCAGTAACAAGCTCCTTGATCTTGTCGATTTGCGCTTGAGTCAAACCAGGCAAGCGTTCAAGAATGGTGGCAACCTCTCGATCAATCTCAATTTGCTTGAGCTTGTCACCAGTGATCATGCCAGCCTTGATCTGCAGATCCTCCACGGTGCGTTTGTAATCCTCCTGCAGTTGATTGCGCTTCAGGAAGTCTTTGGCAATATCAGATCCAATTTGCGCTGCTGCATCTCCATAAGATTGCAGTTTGGTTTTCTCCGCATCGGCCAAATCAAGAGCATCCTGTCTGGTTCTTAGTTTGCTTTCTTCGTATTTCAGTGCAGCAATATCAAACCGAAGGCCAATAGCCTTGAGATCTTCACCTTTGATTTCAGCATCATTTAGCGCCAAGCGAAGTCGATACATCCGTTCGCTTACATCTACTTCTTTCTTCGGTTTCGTACCAGCGCCAGTGCGTAATCCAGTAAGATCCGGCGTGGTGCCAAGTGGTGGAGTTGGGATGTTGGGCATCGTGAGCGCGCCCGAGATGCCGGTGCCGATCTTCTTCATCAGATCATCGATCAGCTTGCTGAGGCCAACAGCCAATCCAACACCAACGGCACCACCAGTGATCAAGCCAACAGCCTTCGCCTGCGCAGGTCCAGGAGTCTGTAGGCCAGCGATCAAACTAAGCACTGCAGCTCGAGCAGTTTGCACTGCAAGTGTTGCCCGCTCAATCGATAACAAACCAAGCATTACACCACGGAGGGCGCCTAATGCCTTTGTGAAGTTAGTGATATTGGTCGCAATAAAAACGCCAGCAGTCACACCGCCAAGCACCACCATTGTCTTGATCAGTCCAGCAGCTATCTGCTGCAATCCAGCCGCACCGCCGATCGCCTTGTAGAACTCCTCACCCAGAGTGCCGATGAATCCAATGGCCTGTCCAACCACACTCACCAATCCACTCATCACCGGCAGCAATGCGGAACCGATCTGCACGGTCAGCACAGTGAGCTGCGCCTTCATGATCCCAAGCTGATCATTGAACGCATCAGCCTTGTTGGCAAAGTCGGGACCGATGCCAAGGCCGAACCGCTGGATCTCTTGACTGCCTAGGTTCAAGATCGGGATCAGATCAGTGCCAGCCTTGCCAAAGATCTTCATCGCCAGCGCGGCCTTTTCAGGTCCATCGCGCATTGCCTTGAACCGATCGGCTACATCGAGGAACACCTTGTCGGCGCTACGCAGTGTGCCATCCGCCTCGGTGGTGGCGACACCCACAGTCTTGAATGCAGCCGCAGCACCATCGGCACCAGTAGCCGCGGCCACCATGTTCTTGTTGAGGAACTTCAGTCCGGTGGCTACACCTTCCAAGCTGCTGCCACTCAGCTCCGCGGCAACCTTGAATTTGCCCAGCGATTCAATGCTGACGCCAGTGCGCTGCGATAGATCGCGCATATCGTCAGCCAAATCGATCGCCGACTTGGCCAGTGCAACCACACCACCAGTAACCGCAAGCGCAGCCAAACCTTTCAGGCTGCTATAGAGCAAGTTGGTTGCGAGGCTTGCATTCTTGACTCGGCCTTCAAGGCCTTGCATCGAATTGCCGAGCCTACGGATATTGTTCTCCCCGACCACGTTCGCCGTGATCTTCAGCATGGCGTCCATGTTCATCGCCATGGCTAGCCCTCCTGCTTGTTGATCACGCTCATGGCGGCGGCCTCCATAATCTGCAAGCCCTCCAGTAGCGAGCGTGGATCGTCTACTTCGTACAGCTTAAACACCCACGCCAGCACTGCATAGTCCATCCCGATCACGCCACTCATCGTGGTGCGCCATTGCGTCTGGACCCGCAGGAACATCTCAACCACCGGCCAGTTCTCGGGCAGGATCCCAAAGTCTTCATCGGGAGCTGGTGGCAGATCTGGCAGCTCGATGCCCATGGCCGCGGCATCGGCGGCGGTTTCATCAATGACGTGACCGCCTGCCCAATACTCGGCGGCCTCCGTCAGTTTTTTCGCTTGGCTCCCTGCAGGCTCTCGAAGTAGGCCAGCGTGATTGCTGCTGCGAGCATCGGCACATCCAGCACCTGCTCGAGTGCCTTCTGGCTAAAGGGCACCTCCTTGCCATCATCATCAGTCACGCCAGACCAGCCGATCAGTACCTCTGCCGCCAGCTCGGCATCAGTGATCTCCTCGGCCTTGATCTGCTGCCCGATCTCGGTGATGCGAGATTGGCTCAACCGACGGAACTCCCCGTCGAAGGTTTGCCGCTGCATACGGCCACCATCGACGGGGATGTCAAATGCGATCGGCCAGCTATAGCTGTCTGACTGCTTGAGAACGAACGCCAAGATCAGGTGAAGACGAGACTGAACTCATCATTGCCTGAACTGGTCGGAACCGCAATGAACGGCATGTTCAGCATTTGGATCCCATCCTGATCGCTGTAGGTGAGGTTGCCCAGATCCGACTGCGCAGTGGTCACCGTGGCGATGTTGCCGCCGGTGGTGCCGTGCTGGAAAGTAATCGAACCTGTGCTGCTGCCAGTAGCGATCGTGAAGAAGTCCTTGGCCGCAATGGTCGGAGCCTCGATCACGATGGTGCCGCTAGGGGCACGGTTGGTGATCATGATCTCCTTCGTGCAACCCACCAGCTCGCGGTAGATCACATCATTAGCCATGCTGAAGTTGTAGCTTTGCAGGCAACCGCTGTAGGAGAAGGCGGTGAAGTTGGTGGTATTGCCCTGCTTGAAGATCAGCGGGGTGGCCTGATTCGCGTAGGTCGGGGTGGGCAGCGTCTCATCCGTCGGGGCGTTGTAAATGCCCGTCATGGTGAAGGCGATCACCGGGATCTGGCCGACTTCGCCGGTGATCTCAAAGGTGCCGCGGCAGCCGGTCAGCTTGTGGCGGATGCCATCCTCGTGGTAGTGGATCGTGACCGAGCTGAAGCTGCTGCTCACGGGCGCGTAGGTAGCGCTGGTGCTGGTCACCAACGTCTCGCTCAAGCCGCAAGCCTTGAGGATCGGACCATAGGCAGGGGCGGTGCCAGCAGTGCCGGAACCGGCCAGCTCCACCTCGAAGCTCACCTCAACGCGAGTCTGAGCCAGCAGTTGATCGGCTTGCCCCATGTAAGGGCGCACCAAATCGCGGTTCACAGTCTCAGCAACCAGCGGCTGGATCTCAAGGTTGCGCACCAAGATCGCATTGCTCGATCCGGTCGGGCTTGGATCAGTGCCGTAGGTGCTTTCAATCTTCGCCAGAATCAGGCGCCGGCGCGTCAGAACTGATGCCATCGGTGGCTACCTCAGGTTGTGGATGGGGAGCCGGCTGAGTTCGCTCGATGAGCTTTCGCTTGCCGGTTTTGGGATCGACCAGATAGCTGCCGCCCTGGCCTTGGTGTTCGTCCATCATCGTAGCTACTACGGACTCTGCGCCAAATTAGCTACCTGGGTTCGATACTTCACCACGAAGTCGCAGCTAATCACGCCCGAAGGTTGATCCGCTTCCATCAGATCAAAGCTCACGCCAGTTGGCTGCACGTCGTAGGCGAAACCATTGCAAGTCAGATCCGCCATGATCTTGGCGTGCAGGCTTTCGATGATCGGATCAGCAACCTGATCAGGCACATCACCTCGCACGATCACGGCCACACGCACGGTCAACGTCCAGTCCAACGTCGGAGTGCTGGTCAGTTGCTGGCAGGTATCGTTGATCGGCTCCACCACCAGCGCCGGCAGCTCGCCCCTAGCAAGCGGCTCAACCCGGCTCCGATAGATCCTCGTGCTCACGCCCGTGGTGCCGGTCAGGTTGGTGCGGATCCGAGCAAGGATCGATTCGCGTCGAGTCGTCATGCCGCCGCCACCTGAACCACTGTGCAGATGATGCCCGGAATTGCCGGATGAGAGAAGGGACTGGTTTGCGCACTCTCAGCATGGATATAGGCAGCAGCATTGCTGGTCGCCCACATCAACTCGATGTAGTCATTGGCCACCAATGGCAGTACAAAGTTCACGGTGCCGATCACATTGCCAGATGCACCGCCATGGCTAGCGATCACGCTGAAGCGGCTGTCGCTTGCAGCCACGTCGCCACTGCTGCCGCTGTCATTCTTCCGCAGCCAGACGTTCACATCATGGATCTGCGTGTCGCTGTTGGTGAACTGGATCGAGAAGGTGAAGCTATAGACACCCGGCTGGTCAACCGTGATCCGGCTGTTGGACACGATCCGCACGCCATGGTTGCTTAGATCCATCGATCGCAGCAGGATCGCTGTTGGCGTGTTCGCAGTGGCGGTCTGCGAAGTCAGATCCCAAAAGCTGCCCCAATATCCCGGTGCGGCGTAATACGGCAACTGACTCCATGCCGTCTTGCCATCACCGATCTTTAGGTTCTTAGTGTTTTCCTCAATGCCAGGTTCGCCAGCATTAAGCGTCGGGTTCAGGCTTGCCCAATTTGCGCGGCTATTGACCTTGAAGTTCGTCATGTCTTCTGGATCCCTAGCTGCACGAACTTGCCGTCATCGATCAGCATCGCTTCTCGGACGGTGTAAGCAGTCCCGTCCACGGTGATTGAATCACCGCGAACGAGACTGCCGAAGTTTGAGGCTCTAGCCGTCAGCGTGTAGTCGGTGCTCAGCACCATCCCATCGCTGATCACCTGGCTTGGCATGTCCAGGATCCCGTTGGCGGTAGTGGCGCCAGCCGTGCAGCTAACGCCAAAGTCCACCAAGAAGATGTCTAGATCCTCAGTCAGCGCCATGGTCAGCTGTACTTCTTGGAGCCAACGGCAACCACAGAAACAGCGCCAGCGCCGGTGCCACCGGCAACGGTGATCGAAGCCTTGACGTAGCGCTTCAGGTTGGAAGCGTTCACGTAGATCTTCTGCACCGAAGCAGTGTTGGCGGTGGTGGTGGTGAAGGCGCCACCAGACACATCGGTGTAGGTGCCACCGCTGGTAGCGGATTCGGTCAGCTTCACCGCGTAGGTGATGCCAGAGCCACCGGCCTCAGCGTCCAGCAGCACGGCGATGTCACCTTCGTAGCCCTGCAGATCAACTGCAGAGCCGGTGCCGGTGGCGGTCACCACATCATTGGGGAGCAGGCTGAGGACTTCCGTCTTCGAGCCAAGGTTCTGAATGGTCATGATTTAGCCCTCCGTCGGGGGGTTGGTTTGGATGTTCGTTCAGGCTTCTCCTGAACAGCCTCGGCCACCAATGAGATGGCCTCCACAGCTTTGCCAATACCGATCAGCAGCTTGGCATCAGAGGGGGAAGCCTCATGGACTTCCCCGATTCTGACCACCTGGCCCGCCAGCATTGTTTGCTGTAGAACCTTGATCAACATGATCAGAGGGTGTTGTTGCCGCGGCTGAAGGATTCAGGATGGCGAACAGCAATGTCCACATCCTGCATCGCCACCACACGCACAGTCCCGGAGGTGCTGTTGGTGTAGGGGTCCACCATGATGTCCAGGCCGGAGAAGTAGCCGATGATCAGGTCGGCGAAGTTGCCGAACCACAGATCGCCGGAAGCGACTTGGTTGGACAGCACACCGCGGTAGCCGTTCACCTCACCGTTCTCCATGATGAAGATGCCGGAGCCGGCATCCTTCTTCGTGGTCTTCAGGTTGCCGCGCATGGCAGCGTTCATCAGGTAGACGGGGCTACCCAGCAGAGCGTTGGCGGTAGCCACGTCGCTCTCCAGTGCCACCACCTCAGCGAAGGTAGGAGCATCAGCAGCGAAGTCCTCGGTGCCGATGCCGGTGGTGTTCTTCAGACCCAGAGGCTCGCTGGAGGAGCCGGTGCCATACAGACCAGCAGCGTCGATCTTGAGAGCGATCACGCGAGCCAGGTCGCTGCGCACCATGTTCTCCACATCGATGGAGGACTGGATCATCAGGCGACGGCTGAAGTCGGTATAGGCAGCGCAGGTCCGAGGGGTCAGGCTCACCTGATCCACGGTCTGCTGGGACTCGGTGGGGGAACCGGACTCAGCCACCCAGTAGGCGGTAGCAGCACCAGACTGGCGGGGGATCGCAACGTTGCCGGTTAGGCCGGTCAGCACGGTGGCGCCAGCTTGATCCAGAGCGGAGGCATTGCGGAGTAGGTCGATGAACGAACCGGCATCCAGCTCGGTAGCAACCAGGTTGCCGCCGGCGGTAGCGGCGCCCACGTTCAGGTCGCGGCGGAGCACTTCCTGGGGGATGGTGATACCGCGGGACTGACGGCCGAGCTTGGCGGCAGCAGCCTCGGAGGCCTCGATCTCGAACGCAGCAGCCTCACGGGCAGCGCGATCGGTGGGGTTGGCCAGATAGTTGATGGCGCGGAGGAAGGAGAAGCTGCGGCTCTCCTTCTCATTCAGACCGATTTCAGCGGCCGTCATAGTCACAGGCTCCTGTTGGATGTCGAGTTTGTCGAGCACAGCAGCGCGAGCCTCGTCGATAGAGCGACCAGATTCGATCAGCTGGCGGCCGAGATCGGCCATGCCGTGCTTGTCGCAGAGGGCATTGATGTCCGAGATGCGGGCACGCTCAGCCTCAGCGGCTTCGGCCCGCACCACGGCCAGATCGGGGGTGGTGTTTTCCATTGAAGGAATGGGATCGGGTGTTGGTGCTGCCGAAGCAGCAAGGTCGTCCTCAAGAGAGCGGCCAATCCCGACACCGGGATCAGCCGGCACCGAGACAACGCTGATCTCGTAAGGAGACCAGGCAGTGGCAACAAAGTCGCCACCACCACGCTCCTCCATTTTGTCGATGGAGTAGCCGAAGGAGACATTCCGTAGAACGCCATCCTTCACATCGCTCAAGACTTCTTGAGCGAAAGGATTGCGGCTGAACCGCACGCGCGCATACCCTCGCCGTTTCTGGCCATCGATATACGCACGCTCAACCACACCGATCACCTTGTCGGGGTTGTGGTTAAACAGCAGCGGAGCACCATCATTCAACCGGCTGAGATCAGCAGCCTTGCCTTCATGGCTCAGGATCTCATTGCCGAAGTAACGGGCAACCGGATATTCAGAGCTGAAGGGAAACTCGTAGGTGCGATCTTCGACCTCATCGAAGCTGGTCAGCTCAGCGCGTTGGAACTTGCCGGTTAGATCAATGTCACGATCAACCTCGCCATCGCCGGTGGCTTCCTCAAACTCAATCGGATCGAAGCCATGATCCGCCAGCCACTTCCGCGCTTCAGCCGGCGTATACCGAGAACTACGGAACCGGATCGCTTGGATCTCACTGGTGCCTTCCTTGATCCCGTAGATGAAATCAATGCCTGGGCCGCCCGCATCGTTCTCTCGACGCAACGAGTCGTACTGATCGGGGTCATGCAATCGAGCAGCGTGCTCGTTCGGATAGGGGCGCCCTAAGTCCACAACGCTTCGTTCTTGTAATGCCTTGATTCTATCGGCCTTCGCAGTAGACCAACTCTGCCCAGCATCTCCACCCCAAGCCGCCCATGCCACACGCCCCGGTGATGGATAACCATCCTCTCCCGGATTGAATCCTTCGCCCTGCTTATCCACCTCATGGCGGGCAAACCATGCCGCCATCGTGATCACCGTCTCAGGGCTCAACTCATCACCGCTCAGGATCTGCCCCGCGCGCGTAGCTGCAACCTCAGTGCCACCTGCATTGCCATCAGCTTTCCAATCTCGATACCGCTGCGCTTCTTCCTTCATGCCGTCAGTCGGCATCAGATCAACCTGCTCTCCATTGACGTTGGCCATCAATCCTCCGGTGCTTCAACTGGATCCTCGAGCACACTCAACTCCTCATATTCCTCCTCCTCAACAGGCGCCTGGGTATCCTCGAACGCCGGTGTCGCGCCCATCGGTATAGCAGCCTGCACCGCACCACCATCCGTCACCTCGCTCGGATCGGTGTCGGTCACGATGTCCAGTTCATCGAGCATCGCCAGCTCCGCCTGACGTGCCACCAGCACGTCCTCAAGATCACCGCCCTGCTCAGCGATCACCTGGCCAAGCGTCTTGAAGCCACACCGCACCGCAGTCTTGTACGCATCGACCTCCTTCTGCGGATCCACCCAGTCCCAGCTCCGCGGCACCCAACGGCTAGCGCGATAGCGGTCAGGATTGCTCTCATAGCCAGGCAGGTTCAACGCACCACCCAGCACCGCCATCTCAAGCCAGGCCTCAAACACCGGCTGATGGAAGTTCTCGATCATGTACCGCTGCAGCACCCGGTAGGTGTCGCGCTCCTCAAGCAGACTCAGCCGGCTGCTGCTGTAGTTGCTCTCCGAGAAGTTCTTGCTGATGCTCTCAAAGCTCACGCCAACACCGGCCGCCACCGCACGCAGCATCGAACGGGTGAATGGCTCGAGCTGCCCATCCGGTGCGTTCAGGTCCGGCACTGTCACACTTTGCCCGGCTTGGAGGTACTTAAAGACCCCAGGCTCAAAGTTTGAAACACGCTCGCCCTCATACACCTCATCACCAATCAGTTCGCCCTCAGGGCTCGTGATGAATCCCATCAGCGCACTGCTCGCCCGCGCGCGCACCACCTCAGCCTCCTCATAACCCTGCAGCATGTGGAGCCGCATCAGCGCCGATGCGAACCATGTCACGCCCCTGGTCTGCCCCGGCCGCTCCGGCAGGAACAGATGGATCACCTCATTGGCCGGCACTCGGATCCGGCGACCGTTTGTCCGAGCATTGCCCGCATAGGTATCGCCCGGATGGTTCGCATAGAAGTGGTATGCCTGCGGCCGCAGATATTGATCCACCTCGATGCCCATCCGCACCGTGTTGCCGTCCCTGCCCTGCGGCACATCATCATCAATCAGGTAATCCGCCTCGAGCACCTGCAGCGCAAACGGCACCCGGCTATCGCCAAACGGCCGGCGGATCATCCTGATGAACACCTCACCAGACTCCGCCAGACTCCGCACCAGCAGGCGCTCCATATCGTGGAAGCCCAGCAGGCCGCTCACATCGCAGCGGCTCTTGTGCATCCACCGCTCCCACTGCTCGTGGATCTGGCCGTTGAGCACCTCATCCAACCGCCCACCGCGCAGCATCCGCACCTGTCCCTGGTGCCGGATACCGTGCCCGATCACGTTGTTCTGGATGGCGCGCACCGCCTGCCGCGCATAGTCGTTGTCTCTACACAACTGCCGCGCACGGTTGCGCAAACTCTTGAAGCTCGACTTGATCTCGCTGTCGGCGCTGGTGCCACTGGTCACCCAATCCGCCGTCAACCGGCTAACGCGCGCGCCCTGATACGCACGCCGCTGCGGCCGTACAGGCTCGAAGCCCATTGCCTTGAACAGTCGAGTCCTCAGTCCCATCTCAGAACCTCACGAACAGATTGTGGGGGTTGCCAAGCCCATTGGCTATCAGGTCCGCCATCTGTTCACGCTTCACCTCAGCCTTCAGTTTGCTCTCAAGCTCAAGCAAGTCCTTCATGTCGTACTTGCTCAGGCTCCGGTTGCCGATCGTGTACTGCTTGACAACACCACCCGACACGATCGCGCGGATCGCTGCCTGCACTGCATCGAGATCCTTCTGCGCTTGGCTCCTGCCATCAACGGCGCCCGGTGTGCCCGAATAGCTCAGCGCCGCCAACACCGTTGACTGGCCGCTGCCCAGCGTGATCGTGCTGCCAGTCTTGGTCGCAACCGCTTGCCAATACCAAGTGCCAGCATCGAACCCAGCGCTGGTGGCCGCGGCAATACTGAACTGCCAGCCGGTGCCATACGCAGTGCCGACCACGGTCGCACCTTCGCTCGCAGCGTTGAACCGCAGGTAGTAGGTGAGCGTGTAATCAGCACTGCTCACCGTATTGCCCAAGTTGTCCACGCCCTCAACGTCCCGCCACTGGATCGTGTCGCCTGCCCTGATCTCGCTCGGGATGTTCACGGCCTACCAGTTGCTGACGAACCCAGGACCGGCCGCAGGGGCAGGTTGCTTCCTTGATCTTAGCGGTGTCTGCTCACCAGTTAAACGCTGCTCAAGCTGATCCCAAATCGTGCGCCTGTCGTATCGCTGATAAAGCAGGTTCAATCCTGCATAGGAGTAGACCAACGTATCGAGCGCTTCGTTTCGCGCACTGGCTTTCTTCACCCATTCGCGCGTAGGAAATCCTGAGCGGTTGTAACGCAGCACCTGCTTTTCAGCAGTCAACTGCTCGAAGTATTCAGATGTGGCCTGCATATGGAAGTGCAGGTAGCCAGCTCCAGCTTCATTGTGCTTCAACCTTCCGAACAGCGTGGTCTTGATCGTGTCAGTGCCGACCGAATACAGCAATGCCCCGCGCTTCAGCGTCTTGCCTTTGTAGTTCACATCAACCTTGCTCGGCTTGCTGATCGGTGGCTTCGCCCGATGGCTCGCACCCTTGATCGCAATCACACCCTGCCGGCCACGCTCGCGCGCGTACTGATACACCTCCGCCGAGAAGTGGCCACCGCTATCCACTGCCACCACATCAGGCCGCAGCTTGCCGCCGCTGCTGTGCTCCCATTCCTTCAGCGCCAGCTCATCAAGCTGCTTCCATAGCTCCGGCCGTGATGGATCGCCATAGATCTCCTGATGATCAATCAGCCAACCCTCCTCCTCGCGCCCCCATGCCCACACGCTGATCGCCAAGCGGTTGTCCTGCACGTCAACGCCAACCGTCAACGCCAAGCCGCCTTCAGGAATCACACCAGCCTCATAGTGCTCGCACCTGGCCAGCAATCCATCAGCACTCACCTTGCTCGCATAGTCCTCCTCCCATGTCTCGCCCAACACGGTGTTGACCCAGGTTTTCAACCTCGGGGCATCACCCTTGCTGCGCAGGAAGTCCTCAACAATCTCCTCCCAACTTTTCCACCCCAATGGGCTGTAGAGCGAGGACAGGTGGAAGCCTGCGGTCTTGCCATCTCCCGGCGCGGTCGCCATCCATCGCCCTGCTGTCAACATTTGAGTCTTATGAGACTCAGGAAATCGGCCGCCGCAGTGCTCGCACTCATACAGCACCGTGCTCGGTTCGTTGTCCTCCCATTTCAACTGCGCCCATTTCAGCCACTGCATCGATCCGCACAGTGGGCACGGAACGTGATACCGCCGTTGATCGCTCAGCAGAAACTCAGCCTCGATTCGGCTGAACTCTTTCACGGTCGGCGTGCTGGTCATGAAGATCTTGCGCCTGCTGAACGTGGTGCTACGCCGCTCCGCCAGCGTCACAGGATCGCCCTCACCATCCACATCGGTAGGGAACGCATCCACCTCGTCGAGGAAGATGTGCCGACAAGGCGCAGACCGCAAGCCCGTCGCGCTATTGGCTCCGGTCAGGATCATCATCCCGCCCGGCCATTCCTTCGCGAACATCGTGTTGCCCGAGTCACGGCTCCTGGCTGGTGCGATCTTCTCCGCCAGGCACGGCGTCTCACTGATCAAGCTCTCGAGCCGCTGCTTGCTCAACCGCTTTGCCATATCAACGGTCGGCTGAACCATCAACATCGGACCGCCAGCATGGGCGATCACATACCCCAAGTAGTTGCTGCCAGCCTCGGTTTTCCCAAGCTGCGCGCCAGCCATCAGCACCACCCGTTGCACGGTGCTGGTCGTACTCAACTCATCCATGATCTCCCGCAAGTACGGCGTTCGATCAGTACGCCACGGTCCAGGTTCCGCGCTCGCCTTCCCGCTCAGCATCCGATGCGCATCCGCCCACTGGCTCACTGTCAGCTCGGGCTCGAACTGCAATGCCTCAAGGCATCCCTGAATCAGATCATCAATCGGTGCTGCCACTCAAGCCCTCCAGCGCCTGCCCGATTTCCTTCAGCAGCAAAGCATGGATCGCAGCCTGGTCAGTCTCGGCTGCCACGATCGGTGCCACGCGATCCGGGATCGTGCGCAGCGCGTCGCGCACTCCCATATGCACCTTGGCCAGCTTCATCTTCAGCTCCGCCTTATCCACCAACTTGCCGCTGCGCTGCTTGAATTCCAACTCGCTCAGCTTCGCCGCGAACGCCTCCCTGATAGCCCGGCTTCTAGCAAAGCTCGGCACCGCACGTTCATCCGCCTGCTGCCGCCGTAAACTGTCATCCACCTGCGTACCAGGTGATGAGCCACCACGGTCCGGCGATCGGCTAGCAGCGATCTCACGGTCCAACGCTTGCGGATCCGAAATCACATAGCTCCGCCCTTCACGTTTGATCTGCGTCAGCCGCCCCGTCTGCGCCCAGCGCGCAAGCGTCTGATAGCTCTTGCCCCTGCTCTCCGCATACTCCCGCAGGTTCATGCCGGCTCCTCAAGCGTGGCCAACTTGCCGGTAAATGCCTGCCATCGCTGCACAATCACATCGCAGTAGCGCGGGTCCAGCTCCATCAGGCGCGCCTTGCGGCCGGTCTTCTCGCACGCAATCAAGGTGCTGCCGGAGCCGCCAAAGAGGTCAAGCACAATGGCCTTGCTCTTGGCGGAATTTTCCAAAGCAATTTCGATCAACGGGATCGGCTTTTGCGTCGGATGCACCGTGCCCGTAGTCGGCCGGCTCACCGTCCAGACGGTTGTCGTCTTGCGATCGCCAGCGTTGTATGGGTTACCTCTTGACGCATAAAAGCATGGCTCATGCAGCCAGCGGAAATCAGAGCGACCGATTGCAGGCGCCTTGACTTGAGCAGTTCCATCAACTCCTTCACCTTTGACCCAAATGATTTGCTGCTTTACCTGAACAGCGCAAGCGTTCAAGGCATTCTCAAACTCGCGCTGATACCTGCTGGCGTGCCAGACATACCAAGGCGCATCTGAAACCGACGCGGCAACGGCAGACGAAAATGCGCTTTGCAGAAACTCCTGCAGATCACCATCGGTCAACTCATCATTCTTAATGCTTCGCCCAAGGCTGTCGGTGTAGCTCACCCCATAGGGCGGATCAGTGAACACCATGTCCGCCTTCTCGCCAGCCATCAGCCGCTCCACATCAGTCAGCGATGTGCTATCTCCGCACATCAACCGATGCTTTCCCAGCAGCCACACATCACCAGGCTTGCTGATCGGCTCCTCAGGTGGCTCAGGCACCGCCTCATCGTCCGCATCCTCAGGCGGCAACTCCTCCACCTCCGGGAGCAAATCCTCCAGCTCCTCATCGCTAAAGCCGATCACGCTCAGATCAAAGTCATCCGCCACCAAGTCCTGCAGCTCAGTGCGCAGCAACTCAAGATCCCAACCAGCGTTCAGCGCGAGCTGGTTGTCAGCCAGCACATACGCACGCCGCTGCCGATCACTCAGGTGATCCAACACCACCACTGGCACCGTGCTCAGGCCAAGCTCGCGCGCTGCCTGCAGTCGGCCATGGCCAGCAATGATCCCATCACCCGAATCAACCAAGATCGGGTTGGTGAAACCGAACTCCACAATCGACGCAGCGATCTGCGCCACCTGTTCAGCGCTATGCGTCCTTGCGTTGCGTTCGTAAGGCTTAAGTCGATCTAAAGGCCACAGTTCAATCCTCTGCGCCATCTGGATTGACAGCTTCGGTTCCTCAGTCATGGCTTATTGCTAATGCTTCTCATTAAAGCAGTCTTAGAAATCCGACGCTAGCCAAAGCCTGCGCGCTTGGACGACC